ATCACTGCGCAGGTAATTACTATTCAGATTTATGAGGACTTGTTCTCACCATTTATCACTGGAAGTTTAATTATTAAAGACTCATTGGACTTAGTTAACATATTTCCATTTGCAGGTGAAGAACAAGTTGAACTAGAAATTTCAACACCATCACTTCAGCGTGGTAACATCAAAGGTAAATACTACATTTACAAATTAACAGATCGTGAATTGCTTGGTGACAGATCCGTAGTTTACCAGTTACACTTTATTTCAACTGAGGCTATTGTTGACCTAAACAAAAAGGTGAGTAAAGTATTCAGTGGTAAAATATCTGATATTGTGAATACCTTTATTAAAGATAAAACCTATGGATTGGAATCTACTAAAGATTTGTTTGTTGAACCTACCTCAAACAATGTAAAGTATATTTCTAATTACTGGACTCCAGTACAAAATATTATGCACTGTGCTGAGCAATCTGCTAATCAAAATAAAATACCGAACTACGTATTTTTTGAAAACAGAGATGGTTTTTATTACATTAGTTTAGATAGTTTGTATAGTGCAGATGTTTATCAAAGTTTTGTTTACGACAGATATACTCGTGATGATCAAAAGAAAAGTGGAACTGTTCGTAATGTTGAGGAAGACTACCGAAGAATAACTGGCATTAGTATTCCAGTCGGATTTGATTATATTGATAGAATTAGCAGTGGTATGTTATCATCTAAAATTATCTCATATGATTTAACAAAGAAAACATACACTGCCAAGAACTACAATATGTTTCAAAATTTTGATAAACAAAAACACCTTAACGAAAATCCTATTAGTTCTGATAGTTCTATTTTTAGAGCAAACTCTTTAATCATAAACACTCCAAGAAATTATGGTAATTTTAATGGATATGGAGATGTCACCAACTTTAAGACTACACAACAGCGTGTTTCATTAATGAAGTTGGCAGAAGCAAATAAATTACAGATAACTGTTCCTGGAAGATCTGACTACACAGTTGGTCAAAAGGTCAATATTACCTTAAATAAAATTGAACCTATCACTAAAAAAGAACAAGACATTACAGATAAAATGTTTTCTGGAAATTACTTAATCTCCGCCATTAATCACTATGTTGACAGAAATAAACATGAATGCCATATTGAATTGGTTAAAGAAACTTTACAATATAATTTGAATGGAAAGAAATAATGAATTTGCACTATGGTATTGTAGAAAATAGACAAGATCCATTATCACTTGGTCGATGCCAAGTTCGTATAGTTGGATTACATACACATGATAAGTCGTTACTTCCAACGGCAGATCTTCCATGGGCGACTCCAGTCCAACCTGTAACATCTGCTGCAATGAATGGTATTGGTCATACTCCAATTGGACCAGTAGAAGGCACTTCTGTTATTGTTATTTTTCCAGACCACGATAAACAACAACCAATTATTCTTGGAACACTTGGTGGAATTCCTTCGACACCATTACCAATTGATGCTGAAGATGGCGGTGCGATTGTAAATGAAAAAGTAGAAAGCATTACTCTACGAACAATTCCTGGACCAGTTACTGGAAAGGTACTTACCTTTATTGATAATGAAGAAGGTAGAGTAGACTTAACTCGTTCATTAAAAGCCAATATGAAAGTTATTGGTTTTAGTATTCCAGAAGGAACAACTATTGTTAGTATTAACAATGGTACACAGATTACCATTAGTAGTTCTGTTACTAACTATGCAGAAAACATTATTACATTTGAGCCAGCAGCAACTAACTTAGATGCTGTAAATAGAAGTAGGACTGCCAATGTACTGACAGATAGTTCTGGTAATCCAGTAACTACTGGATTTGGTGGAGTAGTTACCACAACCCCTGATGCATCACCTACTGTTGGTGCGACTCCAACATCTAATGTAACTAATAATGCAATTCCAACCATACCACCACCAAAGTCTGTAACAAACACATCAAAAGCGACAGAAGGTATTAAGGCACTTATTGCTGCATGTGACAAAGTTGGACTTACAACTAAAGAACAGAAGTGTGCTTTGTTGGGTATTGCTGGTGGTGAAACTGGATGGATTCCTCAATTAGAATCATATAACTACACACCATCTCGTATGAAGGCAATTTACTCATTTGCCACAGAAGATGATATTTCAAAATACTCAAATGCTTCTAAGCGTGGTCTTTCTAGATCAGAGTTTTTCTCATGGGCATATGGACCAACAAAACGTGGTAAGGGTTTCCTTGGTAATCTAACAGATGAAGATGGTGGAAAGTATTTTGGTCGTGGATTTATTCAGCTGACTGGTAAGGGTAACTATAAAAAGTATCAGACTCTTGCCAATAATATGGGTTTAAACATTGACATTGTAAATAACCCAGACTCTCTTGATGATGACATTAATGTATCAGCATTGGTTGCTGCACTTTACATTAAAGATAGAGTATCATCCAAAGTAAATGCCAATGCACATCCTGGATATTTCCAAGCAGCAAAGGCTGCAGTTGGAGTAAACTCTCCAGATATTGCTGCACGTAAGTTATCATACTATGAATATTTTTATGGTGCAGTTGGTAATAGTGGTTCAGACAAAGATGCTGCATCACCAATTCCAGAGCCACCAGCAGATGGTTCTAAACCAACTCCTGGACCATCTGAAGAAAGTAAAGCATCTGGTTCGGACGCAGTTGGATTTAGAGATCCAAATAATAAGTATCCACTAAAAGAATACATCAACGAGCCAGACACTAATCGTTTGGCACGAGGAATTATCAAAGGAACAGTAGTTAAGAAAAAAGATGCTGTTCGAAGATTAGATGTTCCAAAAGCGATTGCCAATGGTTCATGGGATCAACCAGAGCCACCATATGGAGCAAAGTATCCATACAATAAAGTATTTGAAACTGAGTCTGGTCATATTCAAGAATTCGATGACACACCTGGACAAGAGCGTATTCATACATACCATCGTTCAGGAACATTTAGCGAAATTGATGCTAATGGAACACAAGTAAATTACATTGTTGGTGATCACTTCACCATTATGGAAAGAAATGGATGTATCCATGTTGCTGGTGAATGTAATATTACCGTTGATGGTAATACAAACATCTATGCACGATCAGATGCAAATATCCAAGTTGAGCAAAATGCTACCATCCAAGTTGGTAATAATTTAGACGTTGGTGTTGCCAACGATACAAATTTCGCTGTTGGTGGTAACTTTAATGTTAAAGTTGCTGGCGATTATAATATCGAAGCTGCAAATATCTACGAAAAATCAGACGCAGTTTATAAAGTTGATGCAGCATCTGACTTGTCACTTAAAGCAGGTGCAGATTATACTGCTGATGTTGGTGGTAAACTTTCCATGCAAGCAGCAGATACTTTAGATGTTCTAGGTAATTCAGTAAATATTGAATCTAGCGGAAGTATGAATATACTTGCTGGTGGAACTCTATCCGCAGATTATACTCAAGGACAGTTTGGTAATGGTGCAAGCGGATCTTCAACTAGTGCAGTCGAGGCACTTCCAGCTGTTGAACTTACTCCACCAGTTGCTGGTAAACCACTTAATCCAATTGTTCCTTACTTCATTCCACCAGAGCGTGCATTTGAAGAAAGAACTACTGCTGAAACTCCAGATGATTGGGATACACCAGAAGGTCGTGCCATCTCAAATAAAGAATCACGTGAGAATGGTGTTGCTGTTCCAGTAGTTCCAGTTGCTGAAGAATCTGCTGCACCAAGTGGTGGATCTGCAGCTGTAGCACCAGTTGACTGTAAAGTAATTTACAATACAACTAACTTCACTAATGATTACAGACTATCCACTAACTTTACACTGGGTATGTTGATTGATGGTGGTGTTAATGGTAAACATAAACTTGTAGACCAGATGCTTCAAGATACTGCCAAGGGACAACTAAGACAATATACAGTTCAAGAAGTTGTATGTAATCTTGCCATGGTCGCTCAAAATATTCTTGAGCCACTACTTGAGATCCTTCCTGGAGGTATCGGTGGTTATAAAAAGACATGGAAGATTAACTCTGGTTATCGTTTAAAGGGTGTTGTACCTCAAGAATCAGCCACATCTGATCACTGCAAGGGTCAGGCTGTTGATATTGGTTTAGTTAATAGCACATACGATAAACTGTATAACTTTGTTGTTTCCGCAGAGAAGATTCTACCATACGATCAAATTATTTTAGAATATCGTTATCCATCTTCACATTGGATGCACGTAAGTTATAAGATGGATGCTAGAAGAAAGATGGCATTTACCATGCTAAACGATAAAACTTACAAGAGAAATACTGCTGGTGTTCCACAAGGATTCTATCTTTTAGATCAGATTCCTCAACCAATTAGAA